GAATATTAATTTTGAAAAACGTGATGGATCTACACGTAAGATGAAAGCTACTTTACGTGAAGATATAATACCTAAAGCTACTAAAGCTGATCCACTTTCACAAACAAAAATCAGAAATATATCTCCAGATGTTCAACCAGTCTGGGACATGGATAATGAAGGTTGGCGTTCTTTTAGATGGGATAGATTGATAGGAGCTAATAATGTCGCTGGAAGTTAAAGATTCAAATCCTGATGAGTTTAAATTAAATCAAGAGCCTGTAAAAGCAAAAGGTCCAGAGAAAGACGGAACATATAAAGAGTCTTTTGGTGGTACTGAATTAATGAATAAAGCTTTGCATGAAAGAGTTGATAAAGATTTATTAGATCAGTTTAATATAATTAAATCTAGAGTTAGACACATAGATGAAAATAAATCTAATATTCTTTGGCTACATGATTTGTGGAATGATCCAGAAAATGAACATCTAAAAGATGTTGAAAATCGTAAGAAGAATTTTGATAGATTAGTATTTGTTTCTGACTATCAAATGAATACTTATCATTTAGCTTATGGTATACCTTATGGTGAAACTTTTTGTTTGAAAAATGCTATAGAACCTATTAGTATTGAAAAAGGGCTTAAAGATGGTGATCAAATTAGACTCATCTATCATACAACACCACATAGAGGTTTAAACATAGCAGTAGCTAGTGTATCTAAGTTAGCTGAAACATTAGGAGATAAAATACATTTTGATGTATATTCTTCTTTTAATGCTTATGGTTGGCCAGAAAGAGATGAGCCATTTAAAGGTATCTTTAAACAAATTGAAGAACACCCTAACATGACTTATCATGGTTTTCAACCAAATGATGTTGTACGTAAAGCTTTACAATCAGCACATATATTTGCTTACCCTAGTATATGGACAGAAACTTCTTGTATTGCGGCCATGGAAGCAATGTCTGCTGGCTGTCAGATTGTATGTCCTAATCTAGGTGCATTACCAGAAACAACTGGTGGATTTGCTACAATGTATCATTGGAATGAAGACATACAGACACATGCGAATGTGTTTGCAAACTTTCTAAATGCGGCCATAACTACTCATAGAAATGAAGACATTGGACAAAAACTTATGTTTGCTAAAAACTGGATAGACAATTTCTATAACTGGGACAGAAGAGCCCAAGAGTGGACTGGTATGCTACAAGGTGTTTTACAGTTAAGAGAGCAAAAAGCAAAAGCTGATGCAAAAAAATGATCCTGAACCACTACGATACTACGATTGGATAGGTTGGAAATTGAGACAAACAGAAAAAGAAAAACAAGCTAATATACAATCTGATAATATTGAAATGTCAGGTTGGAATAAAAATGCTTTGGATTATGGTAACACACACGAACTAAATCGTATTGCAGATAGTTGGAAAGGTGTTTCAAATCAACTTAACCGTATCGAAGCCAAACTAGATCATATTCTAGCTAGACTAGATGGTGGATTAAAGTAGCGAATCACTCTCTCGATTCGCTACGATTCGTAAAACGTAAACAAAAGTCAACCTCTGTAACTCATTGATTCTATTGGGTTATTTCAAGACGGTTGACTTTCTGGTTATACCTGCTATTATAATAGTATAACAACGAGAGAGAAAACATGAAATTACTTAAAAAAATTGAAGATATGAAATTCACAAAAGTTGAAGAAGCAAATACATTTGTTTCTGAACCACTTGCAATGGCCAGTGCCGCTGGGTGGTATGTTGGTACTATCTGTAAAGATGATCTAACTGCTGATTTTGTAGAACCATATGATCGTTGGACAGACTATATGACTAAAGAACAAGCAGTAGAAATGTTAAAAGAAGAATGGTTAATTTATTAACGGTTGACAAATCCACCATTCCTGCTATTATAATAGTATAGTGATTCGCAAGAGAGAAAAAATATGATAAAAGAAAAAGAATATAATAAAGATATTGTGATTGATTTAGATGGTAATCAAGGCAATGCTTTCTACTTGATAGGTTTTGTTCACAAAGCTATCAAAGACAAGTTGATTAGAGATCATGTTATTGAACAAATGAAATCTGGTGATTATATAAACTTGCTCAAGACTTTTGAAAAATACCTTGGACATGTAGTAACATTAGAAACAAATCAAGAAAACTTATTAAAGGAGTTAACTTAATGAATGTTGGTGATAAAGTAATTGGTAATTGGGGAGCAATGTTTCCTTGGAATTACGGAGTAATAAAAGAGATTACACAAGACTATAAAGCAGTTCTAGATACTATTGTTGTTGAATGGGACGAAGAAATTAATAATACGAACATTTCTGAATATCAGATAAACACAGTTACTACTGTTGCTGATGATTTGTTTATAGATAAAATTGGAATTTACCACTTAAAAGGAGATGCTTAATGTTGAAATTTTTAAAATTAACTGATGAATGGTTTGACAAGCACCCACTTATTTCTGGTGCAATAGAATTTGCTTGTCTTGCAATGTTTTTTGTTGCTGGTTATCTTGCATTAATAATATGGAGTTAGTATGAGTGAATTTTTGTTAAAAGTAGATTATAAGTATCACACACCTTTAGGACGTGCTAGATATAATTATGACATTGTTCGTGGTGTTTCGCAAATGAAAGCATTAGATGAAATTAAAAGAAAGATAAGAAGAAGAACAAGACTAAATTATAATGACGTTACTATTCTTAAAATTAAATTTAATCATTTAAATGCAAAAGCTTTTCAATAGGAGATTGTATATGAAAGTTACTAAAGAAGATATGGGCTTCAAAAGAACCCCAATTAAAAGAAAACGTAAGATGTCAGAAGAGGCTCGTAAAGCCGCTGGCGAAAGATTGGCAAAAGCGAGAGCAGAACGCCAAAAGAATAATCCTCCTAAGTTAGCACATGTTCACCCAGAAGTATTAAAGCTTGAAGATGATCATGCATTATCTTACAAAAATGTTATGTCTTGGATTAGATACAACAAAGAACAATTGCCTGGTGCAAGAAAGCAAGTACGAATGGGTGCAAAAGGTTCTATAGCAAGAGTAGCAGATTTAGAAGGTTATATAAGAAATCTTCAAACCTATATTAGAACTGGTACTTATGTAGATATGTTCTATGGTGCTGATCAAGAAAAGATGATTAAGTACAAAGTAGTGGTACCAGCTGGTACTAAATATGAAGATGAGTAAGATAATAAATTTTCCAAAATCGTCTTCAAAGGGAGCACCTTTTGAAGACTTTCGAAAAAAGATAGAAAAACAAAAAGAACATTATATCAATAATATAGTGGATCAGCATTCTAGTAATCTATTAGCAAACATTGCTTTATCTGGATTTAAAATAGAAACTGATGAATTTATGAAAGACTTTGCTTTTACTGTAGAGGCATTAAGATCATCTCTCTATAGAAGTATGGGTTTATTTCATGAGTTTCATAATACGTTAGATGAAATGTCAGAGATTATTGATACTGAAGAATTAGATGATGATGAAATAATGGATTTAAATTTTGGCAAGCCATTTGATGAAGATGATAACGATTCAACTTGACATGTTTATCCATATGTGTTATAAATAATATAACATAAAATAAATAGAGAGTATATAATGATACTATTGGACTTAAATCAAGTTATGATTAGTAACTTGATGATGCAACTCCAAAGAAATAATGATGAGATAGAAGAGAGTATGATTAGACATATGATACTTAATTCTATCAAACTTTATAAAAATAAGTTTGGAGAAAAATACGGAAACTTAGTTATAGCTTGTGATGATAAAAATTACTGGCGTAAAGATATCTTTCCATACTATAAAGCACATAGAAAAGCAGATAGAGAAACATCAACACTTGATTGGAATCATATTTTTGGTATTCTAAACAAGATACGTGATGAACTCAAAGAAACATTTCCCTACAAAGTATTACAAATAGATAGAGCAGAGGCTGATGATATCATTGGTACTTTATGTCACAGATTTGGTAAGATATTAAAAGCTGAAGATGATGAGAATATTCTAATTGTATCTGGCGATAAAGATTTTGCACAACTTCAAAAGTATGCAAATGTTGATCAGTATTCGCCAATGCTGAAGAAATGGATTCGTATCGAAAACCCAGAATCTTTTTTACGTGAACACATACTACGAGGCGATAGAGGAGATGGTGTACCTAATTTTCTATCATCTGATAATTGTATTGTAGTTGGCACTAGACAAAAGCCACTTGCTTCTAAGAAGATTGAAAAGTGGATTGATTTAGATCCCAAAGACTTTTGCAATGAGATTATGTTACGTAATTTTCATAGAAACGAAACTCTGGTAAACTTAGAAAAAGTACCAGATAACATTAAAAATCAAGTCAATGAAAAGTTTGATAATTATAATATACCACCTAGAAATGGATTACTAAATTACTTTATAAAGAATAGACTTAAATTATTGACAGATAAAATTGGAGAATTTTAATGGTTAGAAAAACATTTCATCAGATGTTTCAATATACTGAAAAGTTAAATAAAAAAGATAAAATTAAACATCTACAAATGAACAGTAGCCCTGGACTAAAAGCAGTTTTAGGATACACTTTTGATCCAAACGTAAAGTGGCTTTTACCAGAAGGTACACCTCCGTTTAAACCAAATACTGTATCAGATAATGAAGGACAATTAGAATACGAAAGTCGTAAATTCTATTTGTTTGTAGATGGTCCAAGTGATACTCAACAGAAACTTAGACAAACTAAAAGAGAAGAACTCTTTATTAATATGTTAGAAAACTTAAATCCATATGATGCAAAGATATTATTAGCAATGAAAGATAGAAAGTTACCATATAAAGGTATTACTAAAAAATTAGTACAAGAAGCCTTTCCTAATCTAGCGAGAGATTGGTAATGGCAAAGTGGGCTGAAATTAATAGTAAGATTGATCTTTTTCAAAAGGGAGACTTTACATCACATGCAGGACTTCCTCTAAAGTGGAAAATAGAATGTGATGCTATATCAGATAAAGAATGGGAAACTTTAGCTTTTATGATATCAGATTTATCTGCACCATTTAGTTCAGTTGTAGGCATACCTAGAGGTGGTGTTAAATTAGCAAATGCATTAAGCAAGTATGTACAGCCAACTGGATTACCATTAGTAGTAGATGACGTATATACAACTGGTACTAGTTTTAGAGATTTTATAGCAGAAGAATTTAATGGTAGTTGGATTGGAACTGCTTCAATTCTTAAATGGTGTGTCTTTGCAAGAAAAGAACCACGATGGGAAATAAAAGCTTTATTCACTATGCCAGGATAAACTTAATGACAACTTTTATATCTGCACCTTTTGGAAACTATTTAAAATTTAAAAATGCTACTAGTGTAACTGGAACTTGGACATATGAACCTCGCCCAGGATTACTGAAACAAATATTTAAAACTCTTAGATATACAAACCAAGGGTGGAGAAATAAGATAGGTTTAAGAAATGCAGGAATAAATTATGGATTAGAGAATACCAATTCGAATGAAGTTTTGAGTATTGCCGCCATTAGTGAATATGATTGGATAAACTTAGATTCTATAATTCCTTCTAATCAGAATATTGAATTGAATATAAGTTGTCCTAATCTAAAAGTTCACCCAGATA